ATCCGCTGCCGCTGCCGCTGCCAGTAGTGCCACAGCCGCCTCAGAGGCTGCACAAGCCGCTACCGATAGCGCCTCAGCTATCTCAACGGCAAACTCTGCCAGTACAACGGCAACCACAGCTCTTAACAACTCTCGCCAATCAAATGGGCAGGGTGGTTTTGATACAGCTATCTCAATTGCAAATAATGCTGCAACATCTGCAGCGCAATCTGCCACCGATAGTGCGGCTGCTGTTGCAACGGCTAATACTTCAAACACGAATTCCTCAAACGCTGTTTCTACCGCAAATACAGCTTCTACAAATGCCTCAAATGCGGTTACAACAGCAAATACGGCAAGTGCAAATGCAACTACTGCTCTAAATAATAGCCGTCAAAGTGATGGTCAGGGTGGATTTACTAGCGCAATTAGCCTAGCAAACACTGCCAACACTACAGCAAACACGGCCCTTACCAATAGCCGTCAAAGTGACGGGCAAGGTGGGTTTGATTCTGCCATTTCTGTTGCAAACTCTGCTCTTGCTACAGCTAATGCGGCATCTGCTGCTGTGTCAAGTGCAGTTTTGTTTACTGTAGTTGCAAACGTATCATCAATCCCTGGCAGCCCTTCTAACAATGACTACATCGAGATTGGCAACTCTACAGGCATCCAATCTTTCAGCCCACTTTCTGGCCTTCCCAACGGTTTTGTAGGGGCTTCAGGTCTTACTGTTCGTCTTCGATATGACTCCGGTAACTCTACCTGGGTCTATATGAGCTATTTCGCTAATGATAGTGAGACTCGTTATGTAACTATCGGCAATCCCAACCCGGTTTACTACGCCAATCAATCTGCATTCCCTAGTGCCTCTACTTATCACGGTGGTGTAGCTCACAGCCATGCTGATGGTGCGATGTATTACGCACACGGTGGTAGCTGGGTAAAATTATTAGACGCTAACGATACGTTTGATAGCCCTATTGCTGCTCTTGCTAACTTACCAGCAAGCCCCTCTAATGAGGATCGTGTAGAGGTTACTAACTCTACTGGTGTTGAAAGCAGTAGTGCTGTATCTGGTGTACCCAGTGGGTTCGTGGGCGCTACAACCTTATCCGTACGTCTTCAGTACAATAGTTCAACTTCTAAGTGGGTTTATCAGCGATATTTTGCTAACGATTCTGATGAACGGTATGCCACAAACTATCTTCCTGTAATTAAAGGAGATGGTACGTCAAGTGGTCAAGTCGGTAAGATTACACTTAATTGTTCTAATAACAATCACGGTGTATCCATTCAGTCCCCACCACACAGCGCAGCAGCAACTTATACGTTGACACTGCCTAACAATGCAGGCACAAGTGGTCAAGCATTGAAAACTGACGGTAGTGGTAATCTTAGTTTTGCAGATGTCACGTCTTCAATCATCACTCAAGATGATTTTGCATATACACCTGCAAGTAACACAATTACATTCGATAAACCCGGAGATCATCAAACAGATCCTTTTGGTTATGTTTTCAGCTCCGCAAATGGCGTTTTTGGATTTAGCACGAGGAATGCAACTCTTTTAGCTGCTATGCAAGGGCTTTCAGTTGGTGACGCTGTCACTATTGAATATACTCATGTCAATGGCACCGTTGTTACTCAAAGCAATACTGTCGCCACTGCTGTTCCTAGCAACGTAGGTAACTCAGCCAATGTTGAAATTATTTTTTCAGTTGCGATGGTCTATGTGAGCAGCGCTACTTCTCAAGTAAAGCTGACTTCAACGCATATTTCAAATGGTGTACTTGCGCCCACTAATAACCAAGTTCTCCGATATAAAACTGCAACCCAAAAGTGGACTGTAGATTCAATAGATTCAATTGATGCTGCATTTATTGAAACACCTCAGGCTATTGCCACTAGCAAAGTAATTGCTGCAAACACTAATGCAGGAATCATGGGACCGACAGTATCCCTTAATTCTGGTGTAACCATTACTGTCGGATCTAATTCTATTCTTACTGTACTTTCTTAATCATGGCATACGGAAAAATTAAAGCAGACGCGATTATCTACGATAACAGTGGTTCTGATGTAGAAAAAACCATTGCTAGTTTGGCTTCTGCAGCTCCTTTGGCAGACCCTACTTTTACAGGAACACCTGCAGCTCCTACCGCATCACAAGGCACAGACACAACCCAAATCGCAACGACTGCTTTTGTTAACGCTGAAATTGCCGCTGATTTGGCTGCAGCTATCGGTTCTACTGTCCAAGCATTTGATGCTGACACTACTAAAAATGATGTAGCAAATACTTTTACAGCTACACAGACTTTGAATGCTGGGTTGACTATTGACGGTCCTTACAATCAAGTTGCTGAAACTGTCGGTTCAACGGAGATCAATCTGAGCACTGGTAACTACTTTACAAAGGGCATTAGCGGTAACACTACCTTTACTTTCTCTAACCCACCTTCTAGTGGCACTGTAGGTTCTTTCACTCTCGAACTTACCCATAGCTCTGGCACCGTTACTTGGCCGAGTTCAGTTAAGTGGCCGGCTGATACTGCCCCCACACTTACTACCGGTAAAACTCACCTATTCATCTTCATTACTGATGACGGTGGTTCCCGTTATCGGGGTGCTGCTCTTGTCGATTATGTGAACTGATTATGGATCGCATTACACAACAAGTAGCGTTAGGTACTGCCAATGCAGGTGGAGACAAATATTGGTTTTCACAAATCGGTGGTACTCAGGGTGACTATGCTGAAAAAGCAAGGGTCGATAGTCAAGGCAATGTAATCACTGTAGGTTGGTGGGAAGTATCAGGACGAGGATATGAAGCTGGAGTAACCAAGCATGATTCGGATGGCAATCTTCTGTGGCAAAAATTAATCAGCTCACAAACCAATTCCTGGTACCACGATACTTTTCGTGATGTAGCTATCGATAGTTCTGACAATATTTATTGTGTGGGACGAGTGAATTATACTTCAAAAGCATTTATTGTTAAATTTAATTCATCTGGTGTTGAGCAGTGGCAGAGAGAGTATCGCAGCACTACCGGCGATGCTGCATTTAGTCGTGTCCAGCTTGATAGTTCTGAAAATCTTATTGTTGTTGGCGGGTCAAGCTTTACCGGTGGTAACGATGCCGTAATTGTTAAATACAACTCATCAGGCACTTTGCAGTGGCAACGTCAGCAACATAAAACCAGTGGTTATCTTAGTTTCCAAGACCTTGCTATAGATAGTAATGACAACATTTTCGTTACCGGTACTGGTTACACCAACAGTTCAAATTATTGGTGTTGTCTCGTTAAGTACGATTCATCTGGTTCTGAGCAGTGGCAAAAGTATCTTTATGACTCTTCTCAAACTAATGCTCTGAATGCTGGGCGAGGTATTGGTCTAGATAGTTCAGGTAATATTTATATCGGCGGATGGATCAACTTAACTAATGTTGGCGCTTGTTCGTATGTCATAAAATTAAATTCATCTGGAACAATTCAGTGGGACAAGTATGTTCAGCAAGGTTCTCACGGCGGTGGTGAAGAGGCAATCGATATTGCTGTAACCCCTTCAGGTGATTGTTATTTGGTTGGTTTTGGAAATGCCATTAAAAATGGCCGCACTGAAGGTGTGCTTTATAAATTTAATTCTTCAGGAACTTTGCAATACATGCGTAGGTTCGGTCAAAAAAACTATAGCAGTAACAATATGTGGCAGTTTAGAAGTGTTGCCGTAGATGACGCTGATGAAAACCTGTATATCAGTGGTGCTGGTGTCGAAGGTGGGCAAGGTGATTATGATTGGCTCATATTCAAAGTGCCTACTGACGGCTCTATGACGGGTGATTATATGAATAATAATGTCACCTATGAAGCGATCACTGGAAGATCAACTTCAGCCCGCAATTTCTCTACTACCACTGGTTCTATGACACCGCAATCACCTAGTCATACTTCGCACACCTCTACTTGGTACTCTAGTAACTCATCTTTTACCGACTCTCTTACTAACCTATAACTGATATGACTCTCGCTTTTATTGAAAACAATTCCATTACTCGCTACCCATGCGGTGCTCAGGATGTACTCAAGGCTTTTCCAAATGTAAGCTTTGCGTTGCCTCTTGAGGGTCAAGACCTCGGTGAGTTTGGTGTAGTTACTGTCACCGCTACTCCACAACCAGATTTTGACTCAAGTACACATTACCTTGATGAAGGTACGCCAGAACTCTCAAACAATGAGTGGCGTCAAACTTGGAAGTCTGTTGCATTTACTGACGAACAGCTTTCCCAACAGCAAACAATTGCCACTGCTAATGCACGTGCTCAACGCAACGACTTGTTAGCTCAATCCGACTGGACTGTGCTTGCTGATAGCCCCTTGTCTAGTGACAAGAAAACCGAATGGCAGACCTACCGCCAATCACTGCGGACTATTCCTGAGTCTTCTGGCTTCCCTAATGACATTACTTGGCCGACAAAGCCTTCTTAATTATGATCACCCTTGTCCGTCCACTACTTTTTAAATTTGCTCAGTCAGAACAAGTAAAACGGCTTGTGATTGATCTCCTCCGCAAATTTGCCGAATCGACCGAAACCGACGTAGATAATACTGCCGTCGATTTTATCGAGAAGGGATTGTTCGGTGAGCTGGCCTGAGTCGCCTGTCATCCCCTCTATAACGCTCCCTGAGCCCGTTGAAATGGGGCCGCCGGTCCTAGACATACCAAAGGCGGATTTGCCTTCTTACAAGCCTTTGTATGTACCTCCTAGAGGCTTGCGGCCCCCGCCGGGGGTGCCACCTATTAAACAAAAGAAGGAAGAGACAACTAAAAAACAAAATAAACCGCAGACACCTGAACTTCCACCTGAAGCTCAATTAGTGCAGGTCCCCTTCACTGACGTTGAGATTCCTATGCCCACCACAACCATTATGACTACGGCGGCAACAACCGCCTTCATTTCGGTTGCTGCAACTTTGGTAGGCCAGAGCATATTCAAATATCTGGTCATGGTTATGAAACCTATCATCAAACAAGCATGGACGAGATGCTCAAAAGGGCGAAAGGCGACTTCTTAGGTTGCCTTGTCCGTCTGGGAGTCTTGGTCTGGAGTGGAGGTCTTCTCACCGCCTCTTATCTAGGTCTAGTTGACAAGATGGATCCCACCTATGTCGCCAGTATTCTCAGCGGCACTTTAACAACTTTTCATATCACTAGGGAAAAAAAAGAGTGATGTTTATCAAACGTGTTCTGCTACTTAGCCTTCTGGCAGCGCCTGCTAGCGCCCAGATGGTGACGCCACGCTTTACGCATGGCAGCGTCCAGTCATCAACAAACACCACCATTGATATTGATCGGACGATCGAAACAACGACCTACGGTGGCACCTATAACTCATGGTCTGGAACCAACGTAACCGCAAGTGGGGACATCTCCGATTCCTCCACTACTTTCACAATGACGACACCCGGCGACCAGTTCCAACTGGAGATCGTCAACCGCGCAGCGGGCATCATCGAAGAGAGTCTGATCACCGAAACCATCGAACAGGTTTCCACTACAAACAGCTTGTCGGTGTTTTCGCAGTAATTTTCTGTACTCCAGCTTTTGCTAACGAGCCGACTGTATCTAACCAGTCTGCGCCGTCAGCGATGGCGACTGGCAACGTCTCAAACGTGGCCTACCAGTTCCAAAACAACGGCGCACCTTCGCGTCAGTTCTTTGGCAACAACAGTAGCTGTAACGGAGCAACGATGACGTTCAGCCCGTTCTACATGGGCAACGACACAATCGGTGATCGCTACTCGCGCAATAACAACTGGGGTGCTCAACTTAACTTCTCTGTTCCTCTAGATGGAGGAATGACGGAGTTGTGTAAGCAAATTGCTAGGCGACACGAACAGAAGATGAGACTCGATCAGGCGCTTGTGAGGGCTCTTAAATGTGGAGAACTACAGCGCCTTGGTTTTACCTTCCGTCCCGGAAGTCAATACGAGATTTTATGTAATGACATCGTTCCTATTGCTGCTCTGCCTAGTGTACCTGCTGTACAAATTCCTGAAACTAATTAAGGCTTACTGATATGTCTAGAGCCAATGAAGACGCTTTTGATGAGCTGCATGGGCTTCTTACGACTGAGCTAATCACTCGTATCAAGTCCGGCACCGCTACTACGTCTGACCTCAAAGCCGCAGCCGACTGGCTGTCTAAGAACAATGTGACTGGTGTAGCCGCCGAGGGCAGCCCCTTGGCAGGCCTGGCCGGTCTCATCCCCGAGCTGACTTTTGACGACGTTCAGAACCACCTGTAATGGCACACGCTGGATCAAGTAAATCCAGCCGTCACTACGCATCCAACAGTAAATCTGCCGCTAAGAAGCGAGCGTATGACCGCGAGTATCGCAAACGCGAAAAGGGTTCACTCGCTCCTGATGGCCCAAAGAAACGCCGACTGAACGCAGAAGGTGCAAAACGTTGGGCTGAACGCAAGCGCAGAGGCATTGCTGGCAAAGGTGGGAAAGACGTTTCTCACACCAAGTCTGGACGGCTGACGACAGAAAACCGAACTAAGAACCGTGGCCGTAATGGCAAGAACGGTAGATCAACCAAAAAGTAAACCCCTTCTATGAGCCACCGATGGACCGTACCCCCCGAAGCCTCATGCACGAACTTCTCACATTTCGATCAGGCGATGCCAAACGTATGTGGCGAGAAGAAATCAAGCGAAGGGATGGGTACAGATGTCAATACTGCGGAAGCAGTGAAGACCTAACAATCGATCACGTCGTCCCCCAATGCAAAGGCGGGCCGACAACTTCATCTAACTGCGTGACCGCGTGTCGCTCCTGCAACCTGGCAAAAGGATCCATGCAGGTAGATGAGTTCATGGACACAATTTTATCTCTTGCATCATGACTGCAGAAACGATCACTTCTACTGCTTATCTCAACGGCGTCAAAAAGATTGTCGATAACGGCTATGCCCTTGACGCCACTGTTAGTACCCCTAACTCCTCTTACACCGTCTCCGCTCTTCTGGCACTGATCGAGACTGCTCAGAACGGTCGCGTTGGTAGCGCTGCCACCACCTTTGGCAAAGCTTCCCTTGATCTGCCTGCACCTTCTGACATCTTCCTGTCCAGCAACACTTTGGCTGTTGGCGCTAACGGTTCCAGCAACGCTGTGACTGTCGGCACCCTGTCTGCTACGTCGTCTTCCAGCACGCTCACCTTTGCGCTGGTCTCTGGTAGTGGCTCGACCAACAACAGCTCCTTTGCCATCTCCGGTACGACCCTCACCTACACGGGTGGAGCTGCTAGCGCTGGCTCTCTGGCGATTCGTGTGAAGGTCACCGATTCGGCCAGCCAGACCTACCAGGAAGCAATCACTATCACCGTCAGCTAATGCCCCAAGGAAAAGGAACCTACGGCTCCAAGAAGGGCCGTCCCCCGAAAAAGAAAAAATGAGCCTCTACAGGAACATCAATAAGCGCAAGAAAGCTGGCACCTCCCGTAGCAAAAAGAACAGCACCATCAGTGCTAAGTCTTACGCCAACATGAAGGCTGGTTTTCCCAAAAAGAAAAAAAAGAAGAAATGAAAAAAGGGGCCTACTTGGCCCCTTCTTTAATGTCGAACTTCAAATCATTTATGAAGTCCTGTAGGTGATCACATGCGGGATACAGGTCGCTGTCCTCGCCCATCAACTCTTTGAGCTGGTGGTAAATCGCCTGTGCCCGTGACAGGCGTTCGGCGTTGTTCATAAACAAAAATGTGTTGAACGGTCTCATTGTACTCACCTCATACCCACTTGTCAATGGATGTCAAAGAACTACAGCAGAAGATCCGTTCGGACTTCCGCGTCTTCCTCACCCTTGTCTGGCGAGAGCTGGACCTGCCGAAACCCACACGCGCTCAGCTCTGTATTGCTGAGTACCTGCAACACGGTCCTAAGCGCTTGCAAATCTCGGCGTTCAGGGGCGTGGGCAAGTCATGGATTACTGCTGCTTTTGTTTTATGGACCCTGTACCTAGACCCGGACAAAAAGATCATGGTGATCTCTGCAAGCAAAGAGCGTGCAGACAACTTCTCGATCTTTTGTCAGAAGCTGATAATCGACATAAGTTGGTTAAACCATCTCGCACCGAACTCGGACGATCAGAGATGGTCAAGGATCTCTTTCGATGTTGGTCCCGCTAAACCTCATCAGGCACCGAGCTGTAAAAGTGCTGGAATCGGGGGCAGCCTGACAGGCAGTAGGTCGGATCTCCTCATCTTTGATGATGTTGAAGTTCCAAATAATTCGGCCACTGATATGCAAAGAGAGAAACTTTTGCAGCTAATTACTGAAGCTGAATCTATCCTTACTCCGAAAGATGATTCCCGAATATGCTTTCTTGGGACACCGCAGTCGACCTTCACCGTTTACCGAAAACTGGCCGAGCGTAACTATCGCCCATTCGTATGGCCCGCACGCTATCCGAAAGACATCGGTCAATACGAAGGACTACTCGCGCCCCAACTTGTGGAAGACCTTGAGCAGGGAGTGGAGGAATGGTCACCCACCGACTCCCGATTTGGAGAGCTAGATCTGCAAGAACGAGAGTCCTCGATGGGACGCTCGAACTTCATGTTGCAGTTCCA